CGATAGTATTGCTTTTGATAAAGAATGTAGAAAATTATTATCTGATATTCATTATTTTGATGTTTTGCGCAGTGATAGAAGTATATCATCTCATGGATTAGAAGCAAGAACACCTTTTTTAGATAGAGAATTCGTTCAATATTATTTATCCATTAGTTATGAACTAAGAGACCATTCTTATAATAAATCAGCTGAAAAATATCTTATCAGAGAAGCTATTGAAAAACACAACCCTACATTATTACCCGAAGAGGTACTTTTCAGAACTAAAGAAGCATTTAGTGATGGTGTGAGTAAACAAACAAAATCTTGGTATGAAATCATACAAGATTTTGTGAAAAAGGAAGTATTTTCACATTTAGGGCATGATGATGAATATATCATAAAAAACATGAATCCTTATATCTATAACAGACCTAAAACCTTAGAACAGTTATATTATCGTGATATTTTTTCAAGCTTGTTTCCAAAGGTGGGTGTAGAAAAAATTATTCCATATTTTTGGATGCCTAATTTTGTTGAAAATGCTACGGATGCTTCCGCTAGAACATTAAATGTTTATAAACAAAAAATAAAATCTGGAGAATAATTATAATGTTTAGAATTTCTTGTTAAAAATGCAAATGAACCGGTTTTGTTAAAACAAACGTACTGTTCTAATAATATTTATAAACTATCTTCACATTTATGTGTAAAATGTGAAAATACAAAAGCTTTATTACATGGTAAATTTTGTTTGATAAATGTTATGGTGACGGATATTATTCTACCAAAAACCTCCTAATTTTCGTGTTTTATTTCTCGATTTCTTTTTATGGTTCTTTCTTGAAATATTATGTTTATTTTCTTTAACAAAAGATTTTAATTTACTTAATATTTCTTTTTTATATCCATCTCGTGAGCTTATTTTAGATTCGATATAAGTAAATCCCAACGGATCATCCTTTGAAAATTTTATTAATTTAGATGTAAAAATTTTATGCTCTTTTTTTTTAATAACCTTGCCAATATTAGATTTTAAAAAGGTTTTACACATTTTAGTAAATAATATATCATGTTTATAAGCTTTTAAATGTAAAATAACCACATTATTATTTTTCATATGTGGGTGAAACATATCGTCTAAAAATATGATTTTATCTTTTTTTTTCAAATTACCGCATTTCAATAAATCTGTATATTTTTTCTCATGACTTGTTCTACATTTTTCATATATTTTACCATTTACCTTCCAAGCAGCTATAGTTCTATCAAAAAGTTTATATTTGATTTTTTTTTCAATATAATTTTTTATATCATACACCCAAGATTTTGGTCCGCAATTATTTGTAAAAATCATAACCTTTGTTGATTTAGTTTTTTGTTTTATTTTTTTTAGATAATTAAAAATAGACATCATATCTGGTCTAAAAATTTCCGGGTATAAATCAAAAATTTTATACATTTCTTCTTTTTTTAATTTTCGACCAATATAATCTTCAACCCCTTCAATAAAAATGGCTACCTGTGTAAAATAACCTATTGTTTTGTCCAAATCAAATACAAATACCATTTTTTCCTTACTCTTTTTCATCTATATTATGAAAATATTATTATTTTTCCAAATAATCTAGTACCCCTAAAATAACCCTTTCCTGTGGTGTAATTTTTTGAAATATACAACATTCATCTAATTTTATTTGAAATATTCTGTTCATATTATTTTTGATTTTTAATTGAACGCAATCATTTATAATATCAATATCAATAATTATACCTCCATTTGTTAGTTTTATATTATCAGCATTTTTTAAGGATATCCATCTTATATAATATCCATATTGTGTATCGTTCATATCGCTACAATATCTATAATTTTTCAACTTTTTGTGTATTGATTTTAAAGTTTCTCTATCTAATCCTAACTTTTGTAACATATTATTTTTGATTGTATTGATCTTTTCGGTTGTTAGACTCATAATAGAATTGTTGGATTCATTCTCCAAAGCAATCAACAGGTTATTTATTTCGTGGTCACTCATTATTATATATAATACATGGATATTTTTAAATACGTTCGCCAACTGAAAAAAAGGCACGACATTTTAACCAACTGAAAAAAAGGCACGACATTTTAACCAACTGAAAAAAAGGCACGACAGTTTTTTGACGTACTTCTTTCTCTATATATTGCATTTTGGACATTGCAATAAATGTCCATTTTCTGAAAATCCAGTAAAGTTTTTTCTGAAAATAGCGTCGAAAAACGCCTCACACCTTCTTGTAGGGGATTTCAAGTAAGTGACTTTCAAAGTTGTGACTGAGAAATTTTTATGTCCGTTTTTCCAACACTGGAGCAACTTTTTCGTTATCCATAAATATTCAGAAATGGATAACAAAAAGTTGCTAAGTTGCTCATTTGTTAAAAGACAAAATTCGTTAATTGAGACTATAACCCTAGTAAAAAAAAGAAAATGATTGAAATATATAAGACCAACAACTCGCGTTCAAAGCGTTATCCATAATGGATAACGAAAAAGTTGCTAATGTCCAGAATGAAATTTTACAAAACAAACAAAATTGCGTTTTGGAGGTATTGTAAAAAAAACCAAATTAAGATCTATTTAAGTAAGAACTATAATGTATGCTTCAAATATATGGTCACAATAATTACCCAACTGAAAAAAAGGCACGACAGTTTTTAACCAACTGAAAAAAAGGCACGACAGTTTTTAACCAACTGAAAAAAAGGCACGACAGTTTTTTGACGTACTTCTTTCTCTATATATTGCATTTTGGACATTGCAATAAATGTCCATTTTCTGAAAATCCAATAAAGTTTTTTCTGAAAATAGCGTCGAAAAACGCCTCGCACCTTCTTGTAGGGGGTTTTCGAAATGTGTTTTTAGGGTTGTTACCATAAACTATTTTTGTATATTTGTGAAAAGTATTTAGCAACTTTTTTGTTATCCATATATATATGAAAATGGATAACAAAAAGTTGCTAAGTTGCTCGAATACCAAAAGATTTATTTGTGAATATTGTGACTATAATACAGGTAAAAAAAGTAGTTGGGCAAAACACATTAAGACCAACAAACACCTCTCAAAATCGTTATCCATATTGGATAACGGAAAAGTTGCTCCAAGATTTTTTTGTGAGTGTGGAAAAAAATACCAATTTAAGAGCGGGTTATGTAAGCATAAGAAAAAATGTCTAAAAAAATATGGTAACAACTTAAAAAAAGGCACGACACTTTTTGAACCCAACCGAAAAAAAGGCACGACACTTTTTGAACCCAACCTAAAAAAAGGCACGACACTTTTTGAAAAAAAAATATACAAGAATAATGAATTGGAAAAAATGGGAAATTCACACAATAATCCTGAAATTAATTCTTTAAAAGAAGAATTAAATGACATAAAATATTTAATGAAACAGTTTATTACCCAATCTACTGAAAATCATACTAAAACGTCAACACTCATCGAATCACAAATTAATTCAACAAAAGCACAACAGACTATTTATAATAATTGTAACAATCAAAATATGACAATAAATGTTTTTTTAAACGAACAATGTAAAGATGCTCTTAATTTATCAGACTTTGTTCAAAATATTAAAGTAACTTTGGAAGATTTACAATATACTAAAGATAATGGGTTTGTTAATGGTGTTACTAATATTATTACAAAACAATTACAAGATTTAGCACCTACCCAAAGACCCATTCATTGTAGTGATAAAAAGAGATTGCACTTTTATGTTAAAGATGATGATAAATGGAAAAAAGATGAAAATAATAAAAAGTTAGATGATGCGATACTTGATGTAAAATTAAAATTACCCAAAAGTTTAACAGAATGGGAAAAGATGAATCCATCATATAAGAAAGACCCAAAACTTATGGATGAATGGATGAATATTATGGCAGGTATATCGGAAAGCGATACTGGTAACGTATTAAAAGATAAATTAGTATTAAAAAGAAAGATAGCTACTTATATTGAATTAAAGGATGCCATGTCTTCGGGAAAAGAATAAAATGTCTAATCATTATATAAATGACTAGAACTAAAAAAAAAAGAAATTATAAAAAGGCTCCAAGAAATACTCGTGTATTTAGGTGTGTACAAAAAGTAAAAAAAAAACATAAAATAGGGGAGACGATTGCTATATGTCAAAGTTCAACAAACCAAGGATATAGAACAGGTAAAAAATTAAATTTGACGGGTAAAAAAACGCGTAAAAAAAGAGGAGGAGTAAAATCAAAAAAAGTAAAAAGTTTAATAAAAATCTTCCAACAATACCCAGAAATTTTCCCAAGTGGTTATTTTAGATTTCTAGGAGCCAGATTACAAAATCATATAGATAAGAAAACTTTGTGGAATAAAAAGGGTGTAATTTTAACTTGGATTAAATATAAAAAAACGGTAAAGAAAACACCAAAATGCGTAATTAAACCTGGAGATGTTAAATTAGATCAAATAGTAAATAAGAATCAAGGTAATGGTGCGGCAAAGAAAATAACATTACAATTTCTAAAAAAGTTTGAGAAAGATAGAATTTGGTTAGAAGTTAGAGCAAATAACAAGAGAGCTATTAAATTCTATAAAAAAAATGGATTTAAAAAGGTTTGTAATATCAAGTTTGGAGATATGTTAGGTATAATGATGGTGAAAAATTGAAATAATAATTTATATAATAATAATAATATTATTACATGAATCTAATAAAACAAAAAGTTCCGTCATTAACCACATATCTAAAGATAGAAACGTTGGGTAAAAAAATTTGTGAATATCTTGACTCAGCGAAGATACCACTAACAGGAGACGAAGATGGCAGACTTGAATCTCTTAAATGTGAGGAAGAGGTTACAACAAGAATACGAGAACAATTCCCCCATATTACTTTTCTAGAAAAAGGACGCAATCGTGATTTTGGAGATATAACTCCGGTTATTGACGAGGTGAAGTATCCGATTAATGTTAAAATGATAAATCCCACAAAGTCTGGTAGTTATAATGGTGGAGGACCAAAAACATTTAACTATGTTCTATACGGACAAGGCAATACAACTTGGAACAGACTAGCCAAAAAAATTAAACATCAAAAACCACAAAAATGTACTAAACCTTATTACTATCTTATTTATTACAAAAATAGTCCTATCAAAACGGTATTCTGTTCATTAGCAAATATTAGTGAAAATTCTGTAATTACTAATCCTAGTAATCCAATACAACTTAAAAAAAATATTGAAACTGTTGAACGAACTGATTTAGAACAAGTACAATTTATTGTTAATTTATTTACAGATTGTGCTCGCAAAAGAGCCCAAGCATATTTAATCCTCAACGACACTACACAAGACATTACATAATTGTCTATGACCTATCTTGAATCTCTTGGAGAATGTATAATTTTCTTTGAATGTATCACTATTTAAATATTTCACCATTTTTTTTAAATCCACTTCTTTTTTAGGTATCATCATTAAAAGTGAACCACCAAAATATTCTACCTTTCCTTCAAACGCTACTTCTTTATTTCTTGTTAAATTTGATACATAAATACATTTTTTACCTATATTGTTTTCAATATTTTTTTGATTTCTAGGTGCTCCCCATAACCACCAGTTTTTTTCGGTATATTTTTTAATTTTACGATTAATCAATATATCTTTATTTTCTAGCATATATTTATTTAATTCTACATTCGATGTGGGAAATTCGTGAATAAATATGTATTTATCACGAACATTTTTTTTGTTTAAAAGAGTAATATTTCCAAAAGTATCATTCTTATATACACTTTCTTTGCCTGTAACCATACCAACATATACATCGAAATAATTACTAATAATAGAGCTATTTGTAATTTTTGTATCTGAAAATGTGACAGTTCCATTAATATTTATCAAATATTTCGATCGATTATTATATAATGTTTTTTTCTCTTGTTTTGACCATTTATAGTAACGGAAAATAATAATATCAATACTAGCGTTGGTAAATAATTTTTCATCGTTGGGATGATAAATATGTGTAAATGTTCCTTGTTTTAACATTGTATTTAATAATTTTGAAGAACTGGTTAATTTTAAGAAATCACTCGGGACGATAAATATTAATTCTCCTTTTATTTTTAATAAATTAAAACATTTTTCAATAAATTCTAAATACAAATTTCCAGATGATTTTTTAATATATGGAGGATTCCCAATAATAGTTTTATATTTTTTAGTAATATTCGCTTTAATGAAATCGCCGTAATGTACCTTTTCTCTATCAACTCCTTCTAACAACTCGATAGACTGATCTAATTCATACATATCAAATGTAACATTACAATTATTTGTAATATATTTTACCAAATCTCCTTGTCCTATTGAAGGTTCTAATATTATTTTTGGTTTATTTTTTATAAATTCTAAGACTTTACTTTGAAGTGATTTATTAGTTGTAAAATATTGCCCCTTCGAATGTATGTCATTCATTAATAATGATAATTTACATAATTATTACTATATCAATTTTGTTATAAACTTAAAAAAAATTTAATACATTACTGTATATGGAAGCATATATGTTTAAATATAATTGTCCTGGACAATGGTGGGGAGAACATACAGGATATAGACAAATGTATACAAATTCACAATTAAATGATGAACAGGCTATTTCTGTAGCAAAAAATGATATAAAAAAATCAAGAGGTTTAACTGATTGTGATGTGAGTCTATTGGTAAAATACAAATTATCAATAGAACCTATTAAAACATATCCTGATATTACTAAAATTCCTTTTTCAGAACCTGCTAAAAAGGCTAGAAAACTGTCTTTAGATTAACTTACCAAGCAGAAAATCCACCACCAAGAGCTGCGTTGGCTGCCATAGGTTCTTGAGACTGGACTGGTGTATTGGCATCAACTAATCCGTTAAATCCACCACCGTTGTACATGTCATTACTTGCTCCCGTATCTGGGGTAGGAATTTCTGGTGTTGGTGTATTTTGGGGTGGCAACATTTGTGTTGGACTAGACATAGCGTTATGAGATTGTAAATAATCTGCACGACTTGGTGCGTGTGTTGGCATTCCGTTTCTTGATATTGGTTGAGATACCTTTACAACTGATGCGTTTTTTGTACCTTTCTTGGTTTCACTCTTTTTACCATCCCACATTTCTTTTACTCTATCCAAAAGTATTTTAGTTTTTTCACCTACCTTTGTATGACTTTCGTATAATAATACAAGAATTAATAGAATAATATTAAATAAATTCATATCACCCATTGCTCTTCCCGTGTATGTTGGTACAAATGTAATTAATCTATGAATAAAAAGCATTCCTACTAATATAAGAGTTATTTGTCCAACCACTTCTGTCAATATTTCTAAATTACTTTTACTTTCATCTACTTCTGGTATAACTGAATCAATAATATAATTGTAAAACCCCATAGGAATAATAGCTAAAAGTAAATATTGTCCAATGTTTAATACTTCGGTTTTAGTTTCATTATCAAAATTAAAAACGTGATTTATAAACCCATTTTTAACAATTTTATTTGTAGTTTCAACGTCTTCCATATGATTTATAAAAAGAAATTAAAAATAAAATTATATAAAAAAATATATGCCTATATTTCAAGAATATCAATATTTATCCCTTTTGAAAAATATAATTACAAATGGAGTAAAAGAAAAAGGTAGAAACGGTATAACACATACACAAATTGGTGGGATGATGCGTTTTTCTCTAGAAAATAATTCATTACCGTTAATGACAACAAAAAAATTAGCGTGGAGAGTATGCCTAAAGGAATTATTGTGGTTTATAAATGGTGATACAGATAATAGATTATTACAGAAAGAAAATGTAAAAATATGGAATGGAAATGCAACAAGAGAATTTTTGGATTCAAGAGGGTTAAATCATTTACATGAAAACGATTTAGGACCTGTTTACGGTCATCAATGGCGTTTTTGGAACTCCAAATATCATAATAGTAATACAAATTATACAGGAAAAGGGATAGATCAATTACAAAATATAGTTGATGGTATTAATGAAAGTAAAAAATCAGGAGAATCATCTAGACGTTTGATTATGACAGCTTGGAATCCAGAACAGATTGATGAAATGGCATTACCACCTTGTCATGTATTATCACAATTTCACTTAACAGACGGTAATAAATTAAGTTGTACATTATATCAAAGAAGCGCTGATATGGGATTAGGCGTTCCATTTAATATCGCATCTTATTCGTTTTTAACACATATTCTCGCTAAACATTGTGATTTAGAAGCCAAAGAATTTATACATTTCATAGGAAACGCCCATATATATGATGATCACCTTGTAAGTTTAGAAGAACAAATAATTAAGGAACCCTTTGAACCAGCTAATATATTGATTAAGGAAAAAAAAGATAATATTGAAGATTATAAAATAGATGATTTTGAAATAATTAATTATAAATATCATAAACCTATAAAAATGGTAATGCGTCCTTAATAAAAAAATCTTTTGTGTTTTTACATAAATGAATAGAATAGAAAAAAGAATAGCAGGAACACGACCTGGTGCGCCTGTTTGTAATCCAGGTAAACCTAATAATAATGTAGGTATGTTAGGAGGAACTTCTTATTTATATCAAAGACCAAATAAAAAAATGTCTCAACCCATTAGTAGAAATAATACAAAGCAAATAAATGGGATAACTATTCTGAAAAATCAAGGAGATAGATTGAAAAGACTTGAGAATAAATTAGAACAAATAGAAAAAAATCAAGCAATAACTTCATCAAATATAGATTTAATTAATGATAAAACAAATACAAAGATAGAACTAATGAATGGATCATATAAAAAACAAATGATTGTAATGAAAAATTATATAAAAGAACTGGAATTAAAGATCGTAGAATTAGAATCTAATAAACCGATAATCGTAAAAGCAGTTAAAAAAACTACTGCCAATCAAGAAAATATCAGGTTGGAGATATTAGAAAAAAATTAGAGAATAAAATTGAAAATAATATAAATATACATAATTATATTATTAAAATCATGAAGTTAGTATTAACAGACTCCCACAAGGTATCACAGTTTTCAAGTATTCTTAAAAATTTAAAAAATTTTAGCGGTGATATTGAAATTCATATTAATGAAGATAAGTTATACGCCCAAGGTATGGATTCGAGTCATTGTTGTTTATTTGAATTAGAGTTGTTGAAAAGCTGGTTTACAGAATACGAAAATACAGATATTATTCGATTGGGTATTAATTGTGAATTACTCTCCAAGATTTTCAATATGTTAGGAGAAAACCAAACAATTGAATTAGATTATAAGAGAGGCGCCGACAATTTATATATTACATTATCACCAAAAGATGATGAATCCGGTATTGTTAGAAAATTTAAACTACCTTTAATGGATTTACAAAGTGATTTAATGGAAGTCCCCGATGAGGAATATGACGCAGATATTGAGATGGTTTCAAGTGATTTTACCACATTAATAACACAATTAAACACTTTTGGAACAGAATTGAGAGTGCAATGCGGTAAAGAAATGCGTTTAACCGGTAAAGGAGAACTTGGTTCAATGGATGCGGTGATGAAAACAGACGATATACTTTATTACGCTATCGGAGAAGATACCAACTTAGACTTAAATTTTGCTCTAAATTATATTAATATGATGGTTGCCTTCGGTAAAATTAACAAAAAAGTTCAGATTCATATCACAAAAGATATGCCAATGAAAATCCAATATGGAATGGATACATTTATGGATGAAGATGATGAAGATGACGAAGAACAAAAAGATAAAAATTATATTAGATTCTTCTTAGCTCCTAAAATAGAAGATTAAAATTTTATAAACACTATAAACATTTAAAAAAATTTTTTATCCCTTAAAATCGCTCAATAAACTCCTATAAATGAAATTAAAATGATGCAAAAGGGTCCGGATCTATAGTATTGTAGGGAGTTTCAACCTCTGTTGATGTAATTCGCAAGGGTAACGACTCAATTGTCTTTATTGCTTCGAACCATTTTTTATTACAAACGAACCCTAAACTAATAATACATTGAAGTATTAAAAAAAACCCTTTAATAAAATTATAAACTCCTCCTCCTTTGTGTTTTTTGTTTTTTCTTTTCTTTTTTTTAATTCTTTTTGATAGTATAACACTAAATATAATATTATAAATTATAGCAAAATAAAATAAAAATACTAAGCATTCTTTTATTATGTATTCAATCATATTATATATATACTATGATTATTTTCATTACCCCAATGAAGCTTCTAATGGTGACATTTCTCCCTTACCGGGTGTTAAAGTGAAAAAATTAGTAATAGTAGATAAAAGACCACCACCACCTTTATGTCCTCGTTTTCCTTTTTTATTTACTTTTTTCTTCACCATAGTTCTTAATATAATATTAAAAATTATAACAACAAAAAATACTAATGCGAAATATTCTTTTATTAAATATATTATATAATTTGAATCGATCATTTATATAATTATATTTTATTTAATTTTATTCAAAACCAATTTTTCTAACCCTTCTTGTTCTTCTTTTCCTTGATATGCTAATTTCATATTGGGGAAAATTAATAATTTCTTAATAAATTTTATAAATTTTGCTTTTGTAATATTTAGTATAGAATCAGCAACTTTATCAAAGGACAAAATAACAGGTTTTTTTCCTATATTATACAGTTGATTAATATATTGTTCGCCGTAAAAACCTGATAAATATGAATTATTTAAACATGTTTCATAGTGTTCAACCATATACGCTTTTTTTACATATTCTAAATATTTCTCTTCAAATTGTCCATTAACTAATTTTTTTAATATTTTCAAGGTGTTAACAATAACATTTTTAATATGTTTATTTTTTGTAGCAATTTCTATAATCAAAAAGGTACCATATGGACTAGTATAATTATCAAGATTAACATTATAAATCCATTGTTTTTTTTCTCTTAATTCTTCCATTAACAATGATGTGATACCACTACCAATAAATTCTTTAAAAAATTCAATATAAAATACTCCCATATCAGTTTGGTATATTGGAGCATGAAATGCAAACGCTATATTTGTATTTGCAATATTGTCGTTTTTCAAAAATGATATTTGATTTCCAGGTTTAAATATGTCACGGTATTGTGGTATCATTTTAACAGGTCTAGCTTTTGTTAATTTTTTTTGTAAAAGTTTAATTACTTTTGATTTTGAAAAATTACCTGAAATAACAAAAATTATATTACCTGACCCATAAAATCTTTTACACCAACTTTTCAACTGTTCTACGGTATAATATTTTAGATTTTCTAATTGCAATTCCATATTATCTTGGACTATCAATCCTTCTATTCTAAATAACATCTTGTTTAGTAAATTGTATAAACCCATTTGTGGATGTGCATTATGAATCATTAATTCGTTTTGTACTGCTTTTATTTCTTTATCTATTCTGGATTTGGTTATTTCTGGGTTTATACTAATACTTGTAATATATTCTACCATCTCATATGTATATTCTTTTAAACCGTGCATATAATATTGTACTGTAGTTTGACCTGTACTAGCATTTGTAAGAACACCTTTTTTTTTCCAATATGATTGGCATCCTTTTTTACCACATTTTTTCCATCCTTCAGTAACAACATGTTCTAATAGGTGAGAGATCCCTGCATTTTCAATATTTTCATTTATAAATCCACTGCTTATATACGATTCAACCATCGTAGTTTTCGCTTTAGAATCTTGATTTAATATTATCTTAAAATCATTAATTTCTATTAGTTCGTGTTTAGTCATATATATATATATTTATACGGAAAAAATTAAATTTTCATTTCTAAAATACTAGTAATAATGTTGAAGTATTTTATAGCTATATTTATTTTCTGTTTAGTTCTATTTTTGTATTTACATATCCAATATCATTTGAAAACAAGTAATGATTTAGAAGTATATACAATAGAAAAACCATCAAAGGAAACATTAGAAGAAATTTGTAACATAAGACAACCTGTAGTATTTGAATTTAAAAATAATAGATTATTGGAAAGTTGTAATTTAGCTAATTTAGATGATAATTATGGTGCTTTTGATATTCAAGTACGGGATGTAACTAATAAAGACGATAATTCTGAATTATATTTGCCATTTTTACTAAAAGAAGCAATAAATATTTTTGGTGATGATAAAAATGAAAAATATATTAGTGAAAAAAATCAGGATTTTTTAAAAGAAACAGGTGCTATTAAAAATTATAATTATAATGATGCATTTTTGCGACCCCCTTTAGTTAGTAAGTGTATTTATGATTTTATGACAGGTTCTGTAGGAAGTAAAACTCCGTTGAGATATAATATCAATTATAGAAATTTTTATTACAATACTTCCGGAAGAATAAATATTAAATTAATACCACCATCAAGTAGTAAATATTTAAATCCTGTTAAGGATTATGATAATTTTGAATTTAGATCACCCGTGAATGTATGGAACGTCCAACAAGAATACAAAGCCGATTTTGATAAGGTAAAAGTATTGGATGTTACTCTCAATAAAGGTGAAATAATATTTATACCCGCTTACTGGTGGTATAGTATTGAATATGAAACGGTGTCTAGTATTTGTGCTTTCAAATATAGGACATTTATGAATTCTTTAGCAATATCCCCCGAGATTGTATTATATATGTTACAGGGACAGAATATTAAGAGGGATACAGTCAATAAAGTAGATATGACCGGGGGGAAAGTTGATATAACTGATAAAAAAGAAGAAAATTCAAAAGATAAAGAAGATTAGTATATAAATTATAAATATGATTGTAAATTTACCAGTAGAAATTGTTGTTGTGATAACAAGTTATTTAGATTTTAAAAAAGAAGATTTATTTTACTGTAGATTAGTAAATAAAGAATATAAAAAAGTAATGGACGATCCAATATCTATTAAAGGTTATCCAGATTTGATCAATTGTTCTTTCTTTGCTTTTACAAAGAATTATCACGAATTAATGGAAGAAAAAAGGCAAAGGGAATTAGAAGCACATAATGAATTTATAGACGCATATAGATTAATGTTAATGGATTTTGGTTGGTTATAAATAATATATTTATAGAATATCGTTAATAAATGATAAAATAATTTTAACACAATCCATCGGTAATTCTTTTTTCCTGACGAATCCAAATAAATATTTCTTTCTAGCATATCTTAAATTAGGTTTAATAATACTATAACCATTCTCCACATCGTTGTCTTCTTTTCTATTACCATGGACTTTATCTAATAATCCTTGCCTTTTATATGAAAATACAGGTCTAAATATATTTGAGTTCATGGCATAATGATACCCAATACATAGTTCGTTATGACTAACCCAAAATGCCTCTTCAGATAAAACCATCGGGTGCATTCTTTGAAAGTTTATAGAATAAGGACAAGGTAAACATCTAGGTACATTAACTTTTTTTTTAATCATAATGAATTGATTATGATTCCAATTTTCAACTAAAACAACTTTACGATATATAGTTGAATTCATTTATGATACCATAATTATT